GATATTTGACAGTGGCAGATTACAAACGTATCTGTCACCACTATCCTATTGAGGCTAAGGACTATGTTATTGGTTGGCGAAGTTTATACGACGCTCATTTTACCACAAACGAATATCCCGACGATGCTAACATGGTTAAGCTATTTATCCAGAAAGCACCTTCGGTCTTGGCTAGCTCACGTGCCAAGCAAGTCGATTTTGTTGGTAATATCCCTTCCTTAGGGAATGTTCATATTGTGGATAATGGAATTCAAAACGTTTTAATTATTCATCTCGGATTAGCGTCCAATGATTTGGAACAATGGAGACATCATAATCGTAAGATTTTGGTGTTTGACAATGAGCCTATGAAACAAAACTTCATATTATGGTTCGATAATCATCAGACTAAGCCTGGTGAAGATGTTATTATGGTGGGTAAAGACTTTGATCTTAAACCTATTTTGCGTGAACACGGTCTGATTGTCCGTGAGGTTATTTAAGGAGGTATGGTATGACATTAAAGGTTCTTGACCTCGACATGAATGATGTCTTGTGGGTAAAACACTCACGTGATGGTATTAAGGTTTGTGCTCGTGTACAAAAAGAGGCTGAAAAGTTTGCCGTTCAGACTGAAGGTAAACCAGACACATTATATTCTTTTGAAGATTGTGCTTGGAATACTTTCAAAGACGATTTGCTATATTCTTTGGATTCTATCATTCCATATATTGGAGATATCTACATCTTCCACTTCAAGGAATTCAAATCCATTAAATACGGTAATGCTCTTGCACGCATCGAAACTCTTATTAATGTGGATACTGATCTGCTGGAAACTAAGGGTCCTATTTTCTCAGTTGGTATCGATCCGGAAGATCCTGACGTCAACGAATACGAAATCTCTGTACCAATCACCGATCTTGTAGATATTACTGAAGTGACTAAGCGATTTGCCGTAGGGGTTACTGCCAATATCTTTTGGAATACCGGAACTCGTAACGGACAGATAACTTCAGTTCAGATTTCTAATGGTGAACTCATCATCAAATTCGAGCAGATCTTCAAAGGCGATTACTTAACACTAGATATTCGTAAGGTTTAAAGAATAGGAGGTATTAAGATGACTACCAAAAACGACATTTATGTTATCGACTTAACCAAATATTTCACACGCCTATTCGAATTACATCGTCCAGATGCTTTGGATTATTTCAAGAAGATTGAATGCTATATGTATTTCAACATCTCGGATCCTACTCAAGTCCAATTCAAATACCGCTTTTATGGTTACAGATACGATCGTAAGGTATTATATGGACTTACTCCGGACATGTTTGTGCAGGTCGTAAACTTCTTTACTATGCTAGCTGAAAGTTCATATCGTTTAGATAAGGAGCTTATGCCAGAATGGATGTTTGAGCCGAAGGTTCGCTGGATGCGTGGTTTACTAAAGGATGCTTTGGATGTTCCTCAACACATTGAAATCCGTCGTTACTTGTTTAGTAAGGGTGTCGATGTTGACTTCGATGATATTGTTAAGACCGACTATGCTAGCATGGTTGATGGCGATAATGTTAGTCCTATCGTTAGACCTTCTCTGGTATATTGGCGAGAACTTGGTAAGGTACTGTTGGCCACAAACTCACGTTTTGTCACAGCCGATTATGATGATCCGGAGGTAAATTACGATGGTCGTGATTGATCCTGGAACAGACTTAATTAAAATCAACTTTACTGACTATTTGCGTAAATTCTATAAGGATATTCGTAAGTATGACAAATACATGCTCGCAAAGATCTATGGAAAGATGTATTTCAAGCTTACGGATCCAACGGCAATCCAGTTTGAGATGTATGCTGACCGCAGATCTAATGTAGTTAAGGTGTTGAAACTGAAGAATATTGTTGAAGCAATTGATGTTATCAACTTCTTCTTGGAGATCTCCGACGCATATTCTGGACACCATTCTGACTACTATCCTAAGTGGATGCTTAAACCTAGATCCTCTATTATTCGGGGTTTGATTAAGGATTCTTTGGGATTAACTGGTATATCCGAGCTTAGCAGGAACGGAATTGAGTATGAAGATCTTGATAAAATGCATCAAAAGATCCAATATTCTTGCAAACATGGCGTACATATCTATGATATTTGTGCTGGTTTACAGTTAGATCCTGCTAAAGATGACCTATTTATGTGGCGAAAACGTCGTATAAATGGGTTCAAAATTGGTAATATTGACTATTATGAAGCCAAAAAACGAGGCAAAATCGTCAATTATATCGTCTAAATCTGCTGGATTTCCTATAATATTGTGGGAAAATCCGGGTTGATTCGGGCTAAAATCGTGGTTAAATTACTATGATATTATAGGAAAAATGGGCCTAAAATGGCTCAAAATAGCAGTCCCCCAAAATCCCCCAAATTTTTAAGGGTTTTTGGGGCGG